GACCGTTCGGGGCCGAGAGACGGTAGATGCCGCAAGTCATCAAAACTTTTCCTTAAGCGGCTTGAGGGTCACGGAGCGCCCGACGGACGCCCCAAGGGCTTCGAGCTTGGCCTTTTCAGGGACCTTCTTGAATTTCTCAACCTGCTCGCGCAACCATGCCGTCAATGTCTGCGCGTGGACCTCTTCCTTAACGACCGCGACGGCCATTGAAGGGGCAGAAGCTGCGAACGCAAGAGCTGCGGCATGCGCTCCGCGAGGGAACTGAGCGACGACGGACGTTTTGATGAGGTCTTCTGCGCCTTCCTCGGTTAAGACCTGGAAGGCGGCCTCCCGCTTGTCGTCGTCCCAGCTTGCCGCAATCCCGGCCCTATAAAAGGGCTTGGCTTCCGCCTTCACCCCCGGATGGTTGCCTTCCGGCGCTAGCTCGATCACACTGATGCCGAGTTCGTCAAACAGGTCCGGCAGGGTGGTGAACTGCGCCTTGTTGATGGCGATGTTGACCCCCTTGAGCTTATCCTCAAGGTCGCCTTTGTCGGCCTGCAGGTCGCGGATGCGGGCCACTTCGGCCCGCAACGCCTTGAGCCGGTCCTCAGACGTGGTTTGCGGCGTTGCCTTGACGGCGTCGGCCAAGAAGCTGGGTGCAACGTCCGTCATCACACCAATCCCTTCTCGGTCGCGAGGCGCTCGGTGAGCGTGACCTCGATGATTCCAGGGCTGGTGGTGCGGTATTCGCACTGCGACTTTGGCAGCCAAACTTGGTTGTCGCCGTCGCTTACAAGAATGGCCGCCTCCGTCTCATGGACGAGCTGCACGGTGACGTCGGTTAGGTCAGATTTCAAGGCTATCTCCTTTGCGATTTAGGGAGTCTGCCCCACGCCGGAGAGAAAGAAAACTGTTTTTATCGGGTCAGTCCATAAAAACACTTTTCTGTTGGCGATTTAAGAGGAAAGTTTGTCTTTCGCGCTCCAAAACAAACTTCAGTCGGGGAAAATAATGAAGTCCGTTCATCCAAAGTCAGTGTTGGATTATTTTGCTCGTGTCAATGCTGAAGTTTTGAACTTCCGGCGAGCAATGATCAAGACCTTCAGAGGACACTACTACATAGAAAGGTCAATGATACGACTTCAAGAGGACGGCACAGTCACTTCTTCATTGAAGGAATTCGCCCCGACGGACGAGGAAGCCAAGGCGATGAAGGAGGACTTAATCAAGTGCGTCTTCCCCAAAGGAATCCAGGCGCGGGACATTGACGACCTGAAGCCCCTGGCGCGCGGGGAACTGTTCGAGTTCCGAGACCGGGCGACGGGCGGAATAATCATGGTCCAGGAACGAAGGATGCTGAAGAACGGCGTCAAGGCTTACATCCCATGGGTGATGTTCGACACCGGCGAGTGGCTGTCCATGGAGCCGGACGGACACCTCCCGTTCTGGAAGCCCGAGAAGAGAGAAGCCGCCCCAGCAAAGGTGATGATCCACGAAGGGGCCAAGGCTGCTGCTTTTGTCGAGGCCCTGCTGGCGGCGGGCAAGGATCATCCGTGGGCAGAAGACCTGGCCAACTATCAGCACTGGGGCATGATAGGCGGAGCGCTCGCTCCCCACAGGACAGACTATCAAGAGCTGAGGGACGAAAAGCCCGTTGATGTTGTCTACGCCTGCGACAATGACTCGCCTGGCACTTCTGTGTTGCAGAACTTCGCACGGTTCTGGGGCAAGGGGTTGAAGGGCTTGACCTTCGGCAAGGCGTTCCCAGGGTCTTGGGACATGGCAGACCCTATGCCAAAAGGACTGTTCGCGCGCGGCGGACGTTATGTCGGCCCCAGCATCCCGTCCCTGTTGGTGCCGGCGACATGGGCCACGGAACTCATCCCCCCATCAGACGGCAAGGGGCGTCCTGCGGCGGCCATTAAGGCTGAGTTCTCGGAGGAGTGGTTGCACAGCGTCACTCCGGAAGTGTTCGTCCACAAGGACTGGCCGAACCGGCAGTTAGGAACCACTGAGTTCAATTCAGCCGTTTCGCCCTTCAGCCATGTTGATGATACTGCGAAGCTCCTGCGCAGGGAGTTCTCGTCAAAGGCTTCGGTGTTGAAATACATACCCAGCGAGCCGCCCGGCATCTACAGCGGGTCAGCCTTGGGCACATACATCAACACATTTGAGCCAAGCACCATCAAGCCGGAAGAAGGCGACGCTTCGCTCTGGGTCGACTTCATAGAAAATCTGCTCCCGGAAGAAGGCGACCGGGAGGAAGTTTTGAGGTGGTGCGCGACATTGGTGTGTAGGCCGGACATCAAGATCAACTACGGCGTCTTGATGGTGTCAGAGAACCAAGGCGTCGGAAAGGGCACGCTGGGTGAGAAAATCCTGGCACCCCTGATTGGCGAGAGCAATGTGTCCTACCCCTCCGAGCAGGAGCTCGTTGAGTCCAATTTCAACTACTGGCTGGCACACAAGCGGCTGGCGGTGGTGCATGAGATTTACGCTGGGCACAGCAGCAAGGCTTACAACTCCCTCAAAAGCACAATCACCGACAAGAATGTGACGGTCCAGAAGAAATATATGGCGCCCTACAACCTTGATAACTGGATCCACGTGTTCGCCTGCTCCAACTCGATGAGGGCTCTGAAGTTGTCGGCGGACGACCGCCGTTGGCTGGTCCCGCGCACGAGTGAGGACAAGAGGCCTGCCGCCTTCTGGTTGAAACTCAACGACTGGCTGACGCAGGAAGGAGGCCTGCAGATCGTCCGGTGGTGGCTGGAGGAATGGTTGAAGGACAACGAGCCTGTCCATTGGGGAGCCGACGCGCCTTGGACGGCCCTGAAGCGCCAGATGGTGGAGGAAGGCTACTCACCGGGCCAGACGCTGGTGATGAACAAGCTGGAGGAGATCAAGGAGGCCGTCGGCAAGGGTGAGTTGCCAACGGACGTCTTTGTGTTGGACTCATCCCTTGTAGGGATGATACGCGAACAGCTTTACGACGGGCGACACTCTGAGTTCCTGGAGCGGCCAGCGACGATAAGGGCGCTGGCAAAGACTTTGGGTTGGCACGTCGGCGAGGCGCGCTGCCAGATCAAGACCTGGGGGCCTCAGGCGGTTGGGGCTAAGATCATCGCCTTGGACCCCGGAGTGGCGAGCGCCAATCCAGGGTCCTTGGGCGGGGCAGAACTTGATCCGGCCGAACGGCGGATGCCGTTGGACGTTATGAAGGATGGGGCTGCTATGTGAATTCGTCCTCAAGGGCGACGACGAGGCCGTCGAAGTCTTCGGAAGGACCCAAGAGGTCTGCCAGCATGAGGACGGTGTCCAGCGGCGCGTCGTGTTCATCCGCTAGGGATTGGAGGTAGGCGGCGCGGGTTGGGTGCCCGGCTTCTCTGTAGGGGTTGTGGGTCATACCCGCACCCTCCTTCCGTCTGTGAAAATGCGGTAGGCCTGGATCTCTTCCGGGCAGACCGGGGTGGTAACGATCCGGTGGCAGATGACGATGTTCTTGTCGAAGCCCATGCGGGTGGCAAGGATGCGGGCCTGGGGCGGGAGGTCGCCCCCCTTGAAGATGTCCTCAAGGGTGGCTTCCTGCGCGGGGGTCATTTTCTTGGCCATTAGAGGGGCCGGAACACGATCGCGTCGGAGAACTTTTCGCCGTTGACGCGGCAGACTTGCTCGACGCCCTCGATCAGGAAGACGTCGCCGGTTGCGACGACGGTTGCGTTCGCGAAGTCAGAGGCGGCTTTGGCGCGTTTGGCGTCCTTAACGGCCATGGGTTCGTCAGTCAGAGCTGTTCCGATGTTGATGGCGTAGGCGGTTTCGTGCCGGTTGGCGACGGCGCGATCCCAGGCCTTGACTTCGTCTTCGCCGTATTCGCGGGCGCAGGACTGAACGGAGTCGAGCGGGAAGGCGCGGCTGAAGCCAGCGGCCTTGAGGAAGGTTCCGGCTTCGAGGGTGTTGGTCATTTTCGTGTCTCCTTTGATGTGCGGGCGTGATAGGCCCGACCCTCTTGTCGCTCCTTTTCGCGGAAAAAGAAAGTGAAATCACACGCCAATGATGATTTATTTTTGGCGTGTGATTCCTTCCTCTATCGGGTGCGGAGGGTTGGCGGCGCGGCGGCCCTGCTCGTAGCTTTGGTTCTTGGCGGTGGCCCAACGGTTGAAGCACGGCAGGCATCGGCCGTTGGCCATTGGGAAGGCGTCCTGCTGGCAGTCTTCGCACTTGATCATTCGTTTGGGTCCTTTGGTGAGAAAAGAGTCAGGCCGGCAAATGCCAGGGCGCATAGCGTGAAGAAGAGGACGATGATCTTGCATAGCCAACAAAAAGTTTCAGCGTTGCAATGCACGGACAGTCTCCTTTATGCGTTCAATGGCCTCGTCGATGTCGTTCACGATTGTTGTGCCGGGCGGCGCGAGCATGTGGTCGAAGGCGTGGTCCTTCTGGCGGTAGACGGGCGTCCAGTGGTTGGGGCACCAGCCTTCTGACTTTGGACCCAATTTTGGGGCACCTTTGATGCGGAGGGGGGATGCCCTGAACGAGGCAGCAGCCGCACCACTTAGTGGACGGAGAGCCGAGACCCTCACACAGCCAAACCGACCCAGGCGGGAGCTCTGGCCATCTCGCGCTCACCTCAGGCTTGGGCGTTATCCAGGTGCCGGGGCCGATGGGTTCTGTCATTGCTTGTTCCTTTCTTCGTAGGCCGCGATGGCGACTTGAGCCAGGCGACGCGAGAAGGCTATGTAGTCCGCCGTCTCGTGTCTCGAGTTTTGTGTCCTTATTTCCTGGGCGATGTGCATCGTGACGTTGTGGAGGACGGCCTCGGCGCGGTCGGCGCGGTCCTGAGGGCTTTCGTTCTGGCAGGCGCACATGTCGTCTGTGCCGCGACAGCCGCAGGCCTTGCCTTGGTCGATCTGCCACTGCTGGCGGAGGTCTGGGCGGGTGACGATGTAAATTGGCTTGGCCTTCATACGTCGTCGCTCCTGTACGGGGCCTTGACCCTGATGAGGTATTGCTCGGGAAGGAAGCCGTGTTCGTCCGGCATGCTCTCCCACCTTGAGAGGTCGATGGACTTTTGTTGGGTGAGGCGGAGGAGGACGAGGTCGGGGTTGTAGGTCTTGCCCTCCGGTGTTGGGTTGGGGAGGGTGTAGGTGAAGCCGTTGTTGAGTTCGACGCCGACGCGGGACGATGGGCGGTGGATGAAGGCGCGGCGGAAGGGGGTGTTGGTCATGGCTGTTCCCTGTACACATGCCAGACGAGGGGACCGCAGATGCAGGCGCCGACGTGGGTGGCTGTTCCCTCGAACGGGAGGCCGGTGCCGGCTAGGCGATAGATGACGCTAGCACCGGGAGAGTCAAGATCCTGATCGGTGTGCTCTATCCAGATTGTCGGGGCATGGGAGTCGTCCTGGATTACGACCAGGACCGGCTTTCCCGGAGGAAGGGTGAGCGTGGCGTCGATTTTGAGCTTGTATTTGCGGATGGTGCGGGTCATTTGCGCTTGCCCATCTGTGGGCGTTGGGTGATCTTCTCGTCCCACATCTGAAGGGTGCGGGGGTGCGGGCCGCAATGGGCGTGTATGTCCTCGAAGGTGAACGGTGAGTTGCGGACGAGGGACATTGTGTCGTCGCGCAGGTCTTGCGTGCGCTCCAGGGCCTGTTGTTGGAACTTGAAGTCGGCTAGGCCGTAGGGTTTGGTCTTAGTTGGCATCTGTGGCGATCTCCCTTACGCGAAGGTTGCCTCCGCCCTGCTTAATCCAATCGCTGACTCTGAACGGAGAGCCATGGGCCTGGGACGGGACGTCATTGTAGAGGAACTTGACGAAAGCGTATATGGCGTGACGGTTGATGTCGTCTGCATGGGCGAAACTGTCGCGCAAGTTGTTGCAGAGGACGGCGGTCAGGAAGCTGCCTGTGGGGACGCCGTTCATGATGTAGTTGAACAGGCCCTCGCGCATGTGTTGAGGGATTGGTGTCCAGTCTACGTCGGGGAAGACGTAGCCTTCCATCTTGATTGTCATTGGAATATGATTCTTCCTATGTTGGCGGTGAAAGCGATTATTGGTTCGGGGTTGGCCGAGCCGATGAGGAGGCCAAGGATGAAGGCTGCGGTGACGAGGGCGAAGGTTTCTATCTCGCGGGTCATGGCGTTGGTAACAGGGTCGGGGTGGGCACGTCCAGGAGCTTTGTGAGGGTGGCGGTGGTGCCCTGCTGGTCCTTTAAGATCGGTCGCCAGTGGTTGATGCACCAGCTTTCTCCTTGCCTGGACCTTACGTCTTTGATGATCAGGCCGGCAAGAGAGTGGGTTAAACAGACTGCGCCCTTGAAAAGTCCTTCAAGGGCAGCTTGGTCCGTGAATGGGCCGGTGTATTCAACCCATGTGCCGGGGGCTAGTTCACTCATTGTCGTCCTCCCAGGAGAATTTGCGGATGGTGATGGGCTTTGGTTCGCGGTGGCGACCGGCGACGATGCGGCCTTCCAGAAGGCGGGCGGCGATGCGTTCGGCCTCGGATGGGCAACCGAAGATTGAGGTGGTGTCCAGGCTGTCATGTGGGGCTGGGGGAGCGGTCGGTGGTTGGCGGGCGGGGGACCGCGAGCTGAGGCGGTGGGAGTGGCGGGTCATGGCCGTTGGCCCTTGTGGTCCATGGGGCCTTGGACGGTGGGTGGCTTTAACTTCAAGGCGAAGTCGATGCTCTTGAGTGGAGGGGTTGCCAGAAGCTTGCGCCAGAAGTAGACCTTCTTGCGTAGGTAGAAGCGCTCCTTCGCGCGGTCGCGCTTGCGGTCTTGGCGCCAGGTCACAGCTTGATCTCCACGCTGCCCGGTTGGGCGTAGGTGACTTGGGTGGGGCTGCCGGCGAGGCCTCAGTAGCCAAAGACGGCGGTGGGCGAGCTTCTGTCCACATACCAGCGCCAAGCCATGCATTGGGAGGCGAGGCAGAGGTCTGGAGCCGTGCGGCTGGTTTGTCCAGTCAGTTGCCGGGGGGCTTAGGGTCTTGTGGCAGGTCTTTGTTAGGGCTTCGTCTTCGGTCATGCTGTTATCATTGTGTGGTCGTGGTTGACGACGCCTAGGTCTGGGACGCTCTTCCACGTGCGACGATCGACGATGCGCTTGATGGCTTCTAGGCCCATGTCGAACTCTTCTGCGAGAGAGGGCAGCGGCTGGCCGTCGGAGGCCTTCAGGCGAATGACCTGAACTTTCTCGGGCGTTAGCTTTGGCAGGCCGTGACGCGCCTTAAGGTTGGCTGCAATGTCAGGCCGCGAGCGGCCAAACAGAGGATGATCTGGGCCAGTCTTTCCGTAAAGAGGATTAAGAGGCCCGCGCCTCAGAGAAGCCGCCCTTGCAGCGCCGGGGTTTGGCTTTCCGCGCATGAAAGAAGGCTTTCCCCAGAGAGGATGGTTCTCGCCTTGAATGCTTGGCCGTTCCTGGCCGCGCCTTGCACGCGCGGCAGCAGCTGCTCCGGGATTCTTTTTCCCTAGCATGAAGCCTGGCTTGCCGAAAAGGTGATGCTTCTCCCCAATTGGGACTTTCAAGCCTTTGTTCCAAGGTGTGTGGCCGAACATCCAGTGGTCCTCTCCCCTTAAAATTGACCTGCCCTTGCAGGCTTCGCTGAAATCATCGCGAAGGCGTTGATATTCACCCCTTGAGTGGCGGCCAGAGTACTTTTTGCAATTAAGCATGAACCGGACGGCAAGGGCTGCGTCCTTTCCATGGATCTTCCAAAGAAGGACGTGAGCAAAAAGGTGGTCCTGATAGGAAAGACGGATCAGGTTGGAGTTCGCTTCGGACCCGCCCATGCTTCTTGGGACAATATGGTGCCGGTCCGATTTGCCCCTGGCAGGCTCCTTCTTTCGTCGATCCGCGATGAATTCAGCGTAGACTCGGGCGTAGTTCATCTTGCTCCCTCTTTTTGTCAATGATCCGGCGGACCACGTCGGCCACGGAAATGCCGAGGCGCGCGGCCTCGCTCCTCAGATACTCGACCTGAGGAGCGCTGAACGCCATCGTGATCTTCGGCTTGGGCATAGACTCTTATTCCCTTCTTTCGGGCTTCTGGAAACTGTTTCTTTTAGGCCCCCACGAACGTCAATTTTTCCATTGCTCTGGAAAATGCAACATAGGCCAGGTTGGCTTCCTGTTGCTTCTGCCATTCTTGGCGAGCGGCCTTGGACGGGCAGCGGGTCCGGTGCTCGTAGAGGTAAACGTGCGGCCATTCCCGGCCTTTGCTGCGGTGATAGGTGGCCAGGACGGTGACGTTTTCCGCGCCGTCGGCGAACAGGGTTTGGATGAACATCACCATGTCGGCTACTTGCTGCTTGCCTTGGAGCTGGACGGCATTGGCGATCTCGCGCAGGGTCTGGCAGCGGTCTTCGACTTCCTCCACCTTGGTGTCGTTGCCCTTGGCCAGAGCCTTGCCCACTTCGCGGTCCTGGTAGGCGTCCAGGCGGGTCAGGAAGGCAGCGATGGTGGTGACCTTCCAACGGCGGACGAGGGCGACCAGGCCGTCGCCAATGGCGCGCCCTTCGACCTTGCAGGGCTTGCCGGCGCGGATCAGCTTGTAGGCCAGTTTGATGAGGGGCGCAGTGTTGCGGCAAAGGATGGCGTCCTGCTTGGTGATGGATGCGATGGTTTCATCGTCGAATCCAGCGATGTGGTTCACTTCGCCTTCCGGGGCCTCGGGAGCGGCCTCAATGTCCGGGACCAGGGTTTGGGCGAGGCGGACGACGGCCTTTGGGCAGCGCCACGTTACGGACAGCGGGAGGACCGTGCAGTTGTGGTGGGCGATGCCGTTGGGCAGGGCCTGGGCGTCCGCGCCGCTGAAGCCGTAGATGGCTTGGCGGTCGTCGCCGACCAGAACGATGCGACCCTTGGTGCCGAGGAACTTACGGATGAGAGCGGCGCGTGCCGGGCTGATGTCTTGGTATTCGTCGACGAAGATGAGGTCCTTGGTGAACTTGACGCGCAGGTTCTTGATCAGGGGAAAAATAATCATATCGTCAAAATCTACAACATCGGTTTGGTTGAGGGACAGTTTGTAGATGGTCTGGGCCGCTTGGATGACTTCGTCCATCGAGCTGGTATCGTCGAAGCCGTTGATGTCGAAGTGATCGGCCAGATGGTACCAGGCTGAGGCGTCGCCGATGCCGGCGAAGAAGCCGAAGGCGGCCTGTTTGGCGTAGCGGACGAGTTGGGCGATCTGGGAGCCGTATTGGCTGAAGACTTCCTCGTTCTGGGCAGCGATCAGGTTGGCGACCTTCTTATCATCAACCTGCGGCTTGAAGACGAACTTCAGGAGGCCGAAGCCCAGAGCATGGGCGGTGCTGGCCTGAACAGTGCGCCAGTCGGTGTGGCCGCGTTCCTTGAGCTTCTGGGAAACCTCATCGGCGATGGCTTTGTTGTAGGCGCATACGAGGATCTCGGCGCGTGGGTTTTGTTGCGTTGCGGCGTCCACAGCCAGCAGGATGGTGGAGGTCTTGCCACAACCGGCGCGAGCGACCAGGGCCAGGTTGGCGGTGGTTGTGGTCAGGGCGGTGAGGAAGGCCCGTTGCTGAGGGGTGGGGGTCATTGTGGTCCGGTTCTCCTTTGATGTGAGGCGTGATGGGCCTCAAGGAGGAGCCTGCGCCATGTTTGGGGAAAAAGAAAGTGATTTTATTTGTCCAGCGCTTTTTTCTGCTTTTGTCTGATGGCGCGGCGGATCTGGGCTTCCGTCCGGGAAAGAGGGGCGGTGGCCAGGGCTGTTTTGGCGGAGTTGATGTATCGTTCACCTCCGGACTTGAGGGCGAGCTTTAGGGAGCGCAGGCCGCGTGTTTTTTCTTCTGAGTTTGGCAGACCGATGAAGTCCAGGCGGAGTTGCTCTAGCTCCCCTTCTGGGGTCAGGCTCCGCAGGGACGTGTCAGTGAAGAAACACGGTTTGCCCAGGGTCAAGGTTATGGATGGGTCAGAGTCAGGCAGGCGCTTCTGCAGTTCTTCGGCGAAGGACCTTGCTGCAGGGAGAGAAGAGAAAATGTCAGTCGATTTGGTCCATCCTGTGAATGCGACGTGCCCTTCGAATGGGAAGCCGAACCAAAGGGGAGATGTTGGGGATTTGTATAGGCACCATGCGACGAAGGACGGGGGCGATTGGACGACGACGAGGACGGACCCGTTCTGGCGAATTTTTTTTCGGAGCGCTAATCTTTTTTGCGGGTCTTGGCGTTGTTTTTTGATTGAATCGCTTTCTCTTTGGGCTGAGGTTTTTGCTGCATGGTGGGCGAGGCGGAGCTGGTGGACGAAGGACGCTTGGGTCATTGTTTGGTGGCCTTGGTTTGGTGTTGAGGGAAGGGGGACGGTGGACGGTGGTATTTGAGAAAGACAGAAAAGCCCAAAAAGCGAGGACAACAAAGCGAAATCTTTCCTGTCGGACGAAAAGAAACCAATTCCTTTTTTTCTCTCATCTCTCCCTTTTCGCGCGAGGAAAAAGAAGAAAAGAAGAAAAAAGAAGCCTAGAAGGTAGATATGGCCTAGAAAAACAAATTGGTTTTAGCCACATCGGATTGTTATCGGACCGCCCCTTTCCAAACCCCGCAAAATCGGGTTTAGCTTCTTGCTCAAGCTTCTGCCTTGGGGTGGCTACTTTGCGTTGGCATGCTGCATATTGCGAAAGCCGCCGTGAGATGAAGGCCCGTGATGGCCTGTTGGCCCTTGGCCTTGAAGTGTTCTTCCCATTTGAGCGATTGACGCAGCGGCGCAAACTGCGTGGTGGCGTGTTCCGGATTGAGACCGTCGAGCGCCCCGTGTTCCCGAACTACCTCTTCGTGAAGACGGACGCCTACATGGCCGCCGAAGACGTTGTGGGCGTTTCCCACATGGTGGCCTCGCGAGGCCGCCCCCTGGTGGTCCCTGAGGCCGTAATAGGCCTCCTGCGCGCCGCCGCCGACCAGACAGGAATGGTCTCAGCGCGCGACATCAGCAAAATCAGCTTCTCATTTGGCGGTCGCATTGGCGACCGTTTTGCATTCAAGAAGGCCTCGCCCCTGAATGGGTTGATCGGCCGAATCAGTTCCATCGCTCGCCTTGATGACACAGGGACAATTTCGGCTTGGGTCGAAATGTTCGGAGGGGAGCGTGAGGTTGTCGTGCCGCACTCGTTGGTTTCGTTGTTGAGTGCTGCCGCTGCTGCTTGATTGATTGCGTTCACCCGCCATATGGGTGGATCCGGAGATGTTGCGCTGCTTGGGCGCATCCTTCTCGCCCTGATGAGGGGCTTATTTCTACCCAAACGGAGGGGTCCGAAGCTCCTGCGTTAAATTCAAGCCAAGGGGCTGCGTTACATGAATGCCGAACAAAGGACAAAAAGGCCGACAACCTAAAGGCAAAATCCTTGCTCCTATTCCTGTTCGGACAGGCCGACCTAGTGCCTACTCTGTCGAGCTTGCCATTGAGATTTGCAGCCGCATCGCCGCTGGCGAACTCCTTATGGACATCTGCCAGGACGATTGGATCCCGCACACAGCAACCGTTCGCGGCTGGGACCTAAGAGACAAGTCAGATCCTGACAACAGCCCCTTCCCTGGTTTTAGCGCAATGTACGCACGCGCGCGTGCCATGCAGATAGAGCAAGAGGTCGACGAGATCAGATCAATTGCCGACACCGCGAGGATCGGCGTCAAGGTCTCAGTCAAAGAGCTTCCAGGCGGCGGATCAATTCGTGAAGTGACACGTGGCGACATGGTTGAGCGCAGCAGACTCCAGCTCGACGCTCGCAAATGGCGCGCCGCCAAGATCGCAAAGAACAACTACGGTGACCGGATCGCTGACATGGATGCTAGGTCCGACAATCCGGAAGGCCCGCGCATCATCATTGAAGGCGGCCTACCAGACGAATGACAGTCACCCGCGTCACCTTACCGACGCTTCATGCTGACCAGGCCCGCGCCTATCGACTTAAAGAAGACGCGCGAGGCGGTGAGTGGGAGCAGAATGCCGGTGGCCGCTTCAAGGCCCTGCGTTGTGGCCGCCGCTACGGCAAGTCCGTGTTGGGCGAAACCTGGCTAGCAGACGGAGCCATCAAGGGCTACCCCTGCGGTTGGTTCGCTCCTGACTACAAGAAGATCGCTGAGGTCTACCAAGAGCTCTACGACATCCTTCTGCCCGTCAAGCTCAGCTCCTCCAAGACGGAAGGGGTCATCAGGACCAAGAGCGGCGGGCGCATTGATTTCTGGACCCTAGAGAACGAGTCGGCAGGCCGGTCGCGCAAATACAAGCGCGTGTTCATCGATGAGAGCGGCTTCGCAAAGCCTAACATGATGGACATCTGGAAGCGAGCAATCAAGCCGACGCTTCTTGACCTGACCGGCTCCTGCATCACCGCCAGCAACACCAATGGCGTTGACACTGAGAATTTCCTCTGGCAGGTGTGCAACCAACCAGAGCACGGCTTTATTGAGTATCATGCTCCGTCGTTCGCCAACCCCAACCTGCCGATCAGGGGCCTGGACGAGCCTGAGGCGGAATACATGCTCCGCCGCCAAGCGGAGTTCGACGACATTAAGGCGCGCGAACACCCGCTGGTCTGGCGCCAGGAATACGAAGCCGAATTTGTTGACTGGTCTGGCGTGGCCTTCTTCACGCTCGACAAATGGCTGGTCAATGAGTTGCCTGTCGAGGCCCCGGCTCATTGTGATGCCGTGTTCGCGATCATCGACAGCGCGACCAAGACCGGCAGCTCCAACGACGGCACAGCCGTGGCCTACTACGCCAGAACGCGCAACGGCTACTACCCGCTCGCCATCCTGGACTGGGACATCGTCCAGATTGAAGGCGGTCTGCTCGAAACCTGGCTGCCGGTGGTGCTGCAGAACCTTGAGGCCCTGGCCGCCAAGCACGGAGCGCGGCGCGGGAGCCTCGGGGCTTTCATCGAGGACAAGGCGTCCGGCGAGATCCTCCTACAGCAGGCGGCCCGCCGCAAGCTGAGGGCGACGCCCATCAACTCTCGCCTGACGGCGCTTGGCAAAGACGAGCGTGCCATTAGCGTCTCGGGCTATCACTACCGTGGCGAAGTGAAGATCACGAGCCATGCTTTCAACAAGACAACAAAATACAAGGACGCCACCCGCAATCACTTCGTGTCTCAGGTCACCGGCTTTCGCGTTGGGGACAAGGACGCGGCAAAGCGCGCTGACGACCTGTTGGACTGCTACACCTACGGCGTTGCGTTGGCCTTGGGCGACAGTGGAGGCTTCTGAGTGAGCGAAATCACTGTCACTGGCTCGGCTTTGGGCAACTCGCTTCAAGACCTCCTGATGTGCGAGGCAATTGAACCGGGGTCCGAGCCGTCTTATGCCGTTTGCAAAACAATATACGAGACGCATGTATTAGGCGCCAAGCTGGTAGACACACCCATCGACCTGGCCCAAAGTCAACCGCGCGAGATCAGCATTCGCTCCGGCCCGGAGGAGCGCCTCCGCCAAGCCTTCCAGGACGAGTGGAAGGAGCTGGGGGCCGATAAGGTCATCAAGAACGTCGCGCGGCTCGCTCGCATCTACGGCGTGGCATCCGTCGGCCTGCTCACCGAAGGCACACCATCCGATCGCGCTCTGGAACTGAAAGGCCTGCCAGAGGCCAAGATGGCATTCAACGTCTGGGACCCGCTCAACACTGCCGGGTCCTTGGTGCTGAACCAGAACCCAAATGCCCTGGACTTTCAGAAGCATCGCGGTGTGAGCGTCCAAGGCACCGCCTACCACCGTTCGCGCACCGTGACCATGCTGAACGAAGACCCGATCTACATCGGCTACACCACCTCAGCCTTCGGCTACGTCGGGCGCTCCGTCTACCAACGCTCACTGTTCCCGCTCAAGTCGTTCATCCAATCAATGATGACGGACGACCTGATCACACTCAAGGCAGGCGTGTTGATCGCCAAGGTCGAGAAGACCGGGTCCATCATCGACAACGCCATGATCGCCATGACCGGACAGAAGCGCGGCGTGGTGCAAGAGGCCCAGACCGGCAACGTCATCTCGATCACGACGGACGAGGAGATTGAGAGCCTTAACCTGCAGAACCTTGACGGGGCCTATGGAATGGCCCGCAAGAACCTGTTGGACAACATCGCGACGGCGGCGGGCATGCCTGCCAAGCTTCTCAACTCCGAGACCTTTGCCGAGGGCTTTGGTGAGGGGACCGAGGACAGCAAGGCCGTGGCGCAGTTCATCGACCGCCTGCGCGTGTGGATGGACCCGTTGTATGACTTCTTCGACCGCATCTGCATGTATCGGGCCTGGAACCCGGAGTTCTACAAGACCATCCAGGCCGACTTCCCCAAGGAGTATGGCAAGGTCGGGTACACCAAGGCATTCTATGATTGGAAGAACGCCTTCGTCGCCAACTGGCCGAACCTGCTGAAGGAACCTGACTCAGAACTCGCAAAGTTGGACGACGTCAAACTCAAGGCGGTGATAGCGGCCTATGAAGTCCTGGCACCCAACCTTGATCCTGAGAACAAGGCCAAGGCCGCTGAGTGGCTTTGTGATCAGTTCAACAACCTCAAGCTTCTCGTCTCTGCGCCGCTGGTGTTGGATTTCGACGCTATGGCGGAATATGAGCCTCCCACTCCGGAAAAGGCTCAGGAGCCTCCGAAGCCATTTTCCTCTTCCGACTCAGCCCGACGTCTTGACGAGGCTGTTTCCCGACTTCCCGACCGCAGAGCACGCGCTCGTGCCTGACACCAAGGCCCTCGAGACCAAGATCCAAGAGGACCTGAAGGCGGCACAG